GGAACAACAAACATTGCCGTGGCTACCTCATGACGCGTGATCAAATCACTCTGCATGCCCTCACCATTGCAATGGTTCTTCCGGCCTACTCATAAACATAAAGTACTCACAATATGTTGGTGGACCAACCACACTATCACAATAGTAACACAAAGGTGGTGTAACCACACTGAAACTAAAGAGAACATAAAAGATTACTATATGAAATTATTCAGCGACGCGAAATGCTAACTGTGGTCGGTTTACCCAACCTTTACTGCGGGGAGCCCATGCCAAGAAGTGTGTGCATGTTTTGATTGACGTCCCTTGCAGTGTGCCTCTCAGTATTTTCGCTGGTTGTTGCAACATTACCATCAAGTCCAAACAACTTGCTGCTAACGTTGCTGAGGGCTGCTGCCTTCATCTGTGCTACTGCTTCTCTGGCTCGATCCGATGTTTTGGATGTCACCTCATAGAAATCAAAAGCGTAGCGAGCTAGATTTTTATCCCTCAAATTCCGAAGCAATCCGTACCTAGGCATGTACGGTTTCTCGGAATTTCTCATCTCAATGTATGCCTCAGCTGCATCTGAGAAATGGTGCATGATTTGACGGAGTGTTGGCTTTGCATTTTCAACCATTGGTTTGAGTGGGTACTCAACTTGCTCGTCTCCATCCATCATCACCCATGTGCCATTCACATCCGGTGAAGTGCCATTGTCAATACACCATACCATGAAGCCATTCATTACAATTGACATTTGTGCATCATCTATCTCATACTCGCCCTTCACAGCATTGTACCACATTTCAAACTGCATCTTTGTTGCTCTTGTGTTAAAAAGATCAGTTTGTTCTGGCTTGTAATCCAATAGATGGTCTAAATTTAAAATAACATTTCCTTTCACCATGGGCAAGTTCATCCTTTTTGTGATCTTTTGAAGCCGTGGGACAACCTTCCCTTTGGAGCCTGCGTTCACATCCTTGTCTCTCATTGTTGAATCTCCTGCACCACGGCTGTTGTTTCCTGACCCCTCCCTGTTCTCAGGTTCTTTTCCTCTGTTGTTTCTCTCTCTCTTGTCCTTTCCAGCATCTACACCCGCATCCACTATTGGTGGCTGTGGCTGTCCAGTTCCTGATTGTAGGTGCACAGATTCTCCGCATCCTACGTCATAGTCAAAGTCGAGCACTTCCAGATATTTTGCTAACTCTTCAATCTTTGTCTTCTTATTAGTATAAAGAGTTTTCAGTGCTGACTCTGCTATATACGGGGCTCCTCCACTAGCTGCAATCTCTCTCAATTCATCTCTCTCAAGCAGCCATAGATAGAATTTCCTGATCTCTTGGAGCAGTTCAGGATACCCCCATGCTTCAATCATAGCTGCACAAATTGCTTCAGTTCTGTGCATCATTTCCTTACTCCTGTCCCACTCTAGAATTGAAACCACACGCTCCGGTTCTAGCTTTGGAATGTAAATTCCATCCACTTCGATAGCACAGTGTGACATAAACCAGAGATCTTCCCTCTTCTTTGTTCTCTCATCGAAATTGTAATTCAATCCCAACTCCCTGAACGATGCAGCGAACGTGTCAAGAACCCAGAGGTCTACCTCTTGTATGGAAAGTATGATATCATCCCCATTCGCAAAGAAAACCAGACGCTCTTGTATGTCATCATCGCTCCACCCTACCTTGTGACATGAGTAATAAACTGACATTACAACCATGAGTGTGTTGTCCACGACTGTGGAGGGTTGTCCACTGTTATTTCCTCTGAACTTTTTAAACACTGTTCCATCAGGTGCCAATATGGGTGTGTACACTATTTCAGCATACAAATTCTCAAGCATCTCTTCACCAACCCACCAATCCTCCATGAAGAATCTTCTGATTCCAAGTACTGAATTGAGTAGAAGTGGTGTTAGTGAACTATCAAATTGAGAACCATCTGCGTGACAGTGAATCCATCCATCAGGCAACTTTCTCATTAGAGTGTCCCATCCGCCATAGAATTTTGTCATTCCAACAGTCCATGGACACTCCAGGTTGAGACTATAAAATTGGTTGTTGAAATCATCCACACAAACCTTCGCTCCAAGTAATGTATCCATGGGAGCGGCTGTGAAAGTGCGTGTTTTATTGGCCTCAACCTTTTCTAATGGTCTCAATTCTGCTTTAAGGGAGCCATTCCAAAGCCCTTTCTTACCATAAAACAACCTTTCACAACTAAGATACAGGAGTCTCTCCTTGTCAAATTCATCCATATCACAGAGATAATCCTGTTTCTTTCCCTTGTATTGTGCTCCAACCGCTGCCTTCAGATTCAATGATGAGTATATTTCTTCTGGATCTGTGATATACGAACACTCAGAAAAACCGTGTTCTATCATCATTGTTATCACTCCATTGAAGGCTGCTTCAAACGCTTCATGACAAACTTCACCCAATGTCACAATCTTGTTGTACTTGAAGAAATCTTTCTTGAAAGCCTCTTTGTTCAATTTGCTGGGCTGGTATGCACCCATTAGAGGTTTGAAGAAGGCTGCTGCTTCACTCCTCTCTCTCAAGTATTGCTCAAAGTATGGACACTTACCCTTAACCACATGCTTTGTCACTAAAGCGCTATCAGCTTTTGCACATGCTTTGAGATTGCCCTCTACTGACTCCAAAACCCATTGTTGCTTGCTTTGCGTTTCCACTGTGCCACCAAAAAGATCTGAAATGAGCTTTGAGATTTTGAATTCTTCTTTTGGTTGGTCACTTACAAGGTTTAGAGAGCCCCATGCTATTTTGTCTGGCTGCCAGAACCAATGTTTGTCCCATGAAAGTGATTCGGCATTCTTAAGGTACTTGTTCTCAAAATCCTCACAAAATGGCACGAAGAAGTTCTTGTTCGAGTCATTTGAAGTTAAGCCATGAAATCCAACTATGAACCCATCATTTACCGAAACCAAGGGTAATCCACAATACCCATCTTGCGTTGTGATCCAATGTATCCAAAAGGATCCAACCCCTTCAGGTAACACCATTGAAGATTCAGACACTGTTGCTCTGAGACTCTTCTCCTGAAAATTTGTCCCCACCATGCACACTCTTTCCTCTTTGGTTGGTGGCCTGAACAGGCTTTTCTTTGCAAATGGTGGGAAATCTTTTGGCATGCGAATGAGTATTGCATCCTTCCCCTCAATGAAGTGAATTTTGATCTGTGTTGTATTCTTTATTTCAAATTCACCATGCCATGTTTTGATGTTAAGCACACCATTATTGCGCCTGAACAAATGCCCGTTTGTGATGATGTACGAACCATAACCTATACCAAAAATTGTTTCACAATGCCCATCTGAGATATTTGTGAGTTGGCAGACCAAACTAGAGATACCGTTATAATCACGAAGTCCCTTGTAAATCGACTTGCTTTCAACAGCCACCTCTTCGTTAGGCTCAGGCACTTCACTTCTCTTGATGTGCGCTGGAAGACCTGTTTGTCTGAGTTCATTCTCTCTTTCAGGAAAACCAGCAATTGCATTACTACTCTTACACAAAAGTGTTGGCCTATGTGGGGTCAAGTCAACCTTAAGTGCCTCTTCTGCATTCTTACCGATGAAATAAGCTTGAATTCCAGGTTTGCTCCTGATTAGATTTGCGTCAAGTTCGTCCTCATCGATCATTCGGTTCCTGATCTCGCCGAACTCTTCCTGCACAAGCCTTATGTCCACTCTTGTGCCTTCATCCAGAGTTGCACCGGTGAGTGGATCAACAAAACGGATCATACTATAGTTCTCAGGTTCGACTCCATACATGTGTATGAAATTCCTTGTCTTTCTTCCCATCCCTTTTGGTTTTGTGCTTCCTTTTTGTTTGCCTTTCTTGGTGTATGCTTCACCAAATGTATGTTCCATTGTGTAATCATCAGCATATACCTCACGGCCAACTTTTCTGTCAAAAGCATCCCTGAACTTAAGCTTTTGTGTCATGCGCTTCTTCCCCTGTGTAGCAACATCCTCTTGCATCCTCTTGCTAAAGTACTCCCACATCATCCAGCCACCACCAAGTAATGTGAATGCAGCCAAGATGGCATCGTTCATGAACTTCTTTCCATCCCATTTTCCTTTGATGCCTAAAAACTCGATTATTGCTTCCTTACTTTGTAGCCTCACTGTGTTTAGAACCCCCAATTCTCCAAGTGAACTCAGATCATTGACATCAACCTTTTTGTTTGAGAATTCTTGCAATTGAGCCTTTGCTTGCTGCAGAGTTATTATGTTCTGCTGTGTGTAGTCCCTCAGATACCGCTTCCGGATAGCCTCAGCTATGCCGTTCAATGAAAATGAGTGGCCCGTGACTGCAGAACTCATTGTGTCAGAATGGCTCTTTTTCATCATCTCTTCAGCAATAAGATGGTCTATAATTGCTACTGTTCTGGGGAGTGCAGTTGGATCAGTGCTTAGCGTATAGCTAACTTTCGTTGCGTTTACGCTTGTGAGTCTTCCAAAACCAGCGTCGCACTTATATTTACAAACCGCATCCCATAGCATCTCAAATGTCTTATCAGGAATTCCATTGACATAAAAAGGGATTCTAACTTTGGCATCACAGTGTACATGTACTCCCAATCTCTCATACTCTCCAACTGTGGTCCATTGGCTAGTGTATTGGTGCGGGATTGCCAATTTGTTCAGCACCATTTCCGATTCTCTAAGCTTAAAAGCTGTGAGAATCCTGTGGATCTCAGGGTGCATTGTTCCATCATATCTGACAAAATGGGTTGTGAACAATGGTGTAAGCTCAAAGTTTAGTGCACTCTTTGCTTGTTTGACAGTGCACTGAGATAGCATGTTGGTTGTAACTCCCTGTGTTGTGACAGGTAGTCCATATGCAAATGAGAGGAATGCTGCCTCTGTTGCTATGAACTCAGTGATCTCCCCTACACCCCTCTCTGTGTGTCCGATCCTTAAAGCAAATCCAGGCTTGTGTCTCCCCACCCTTCCAAGTCTTTGAATCCTTTCACCATATGAAACTGGCTTCTTCGTGTATCGTACACACCTGTTGTCACTATCCAAAGTTGCGACGACTTTGAGTCCAAAATCGATCACGCAATCAACATCCAGCGTGACTCCATTCTCTATAATGTTTGTAGCAACAACAAAGTGTGGTTTGCCTTCAGATCCCATTGTTGTTATCTCAACATTTCCCATCTGCATTGTTCTTCCATCCACCTTCGTCACTTTGAAGTTTTTCTCAATTAGCAACTTTGATAATTGATCTACTTCATTGTAACTTGCCACATACACCAACAAATTAGCTCCATGCTGTGTCATATCCGCATTGGAACCTGTACCTTGAGCTTGTACGAAGTTGGTGAAAGACAATTGTTCCTCTACCTTAAGTTGCACAGGGTGTTGGGTTGTGAATTCGCATTCACGTCCTGGTGGTGTTGCTGATACCTTGATTAACTTGCCTGCAAACTCAAACTCCTTCAAAGCACAGTTGAAAGCAATAGCTGAGCTATCCATCACATGACACTCATCAAAAATGATGTAATCAAAATCACTCAATTGTTGCGGGTTGTTCACGTAGTAGTGAAAAGCAAATCCGCTTGTCATCACAGTGATATTACTTGATCCAAACTTGTTCATTCCACGCATTCTGAGTGTAACATGTTGATAAAAGGGATCTTTGCTCAATTGCTTGCTAACATTCTCAGCAAGTGGCCTTGTTGGTTCACAAAGTAGAACTTTTCCTTTCTTGGCCAGATTGTGTGGGAGACCTGTTGACTTTCCAGAACCGACGGCACCACGCACTAAAAACTCAACCTCTGATGATGTGGAAATCTCATTCGCAACTTTTGCTGCTGTTTCTCTTGTAAATTCTAAAAACTTTCCACAACATCTATAGTGAGGAACAATTCTGTTTTGCTGTAGCTGCCTGTTCCACCAATCCCCAAATTTAACGTCAAATGACGTTGAGGTGGGCTCTTTGGTGGATTCCATGTCGAAATCTATTGTCAACTTTTTCTCCTCATCCACACTAACGATTTCATCCAAGCTCTGTATCTGCACTGTCTCTCCCATTGTGTTGAACACAGTTTTGAGCTTACTGAGTATTTTGAAGATAGCATCACTTCTCTCAGTATCAATTAACATGGTGAGTAAAGCCATAAAAGCCACTATCTTCTCAAATTGTAGCTGAGTGGCGTTTTTGGCCTGGACTGATACACTGTTTGTCTTGGCCATCATCTCCTGTGCTGTTGAAATAAGGTCTGGTCTGATCTTTCCAAGGTGTTCAAGAAATTCATCACTAGTCGGGGGTCCTCCTAATGCTTTGCAGCACATGTCGTACATGTGCATGACTGACTTCTCCTTTGAATCCCTTTCCGCCCTCTTTACAAATGCTTTGTTTTGTTGTGCTGACAGAATCATGTTGTGCATTGTTGACATCATTTGAACTAGCAAAGAAAAGATTATCACTACATTCACAAAATAAATGATATCACTATAACATCTTTTCACTAATGAAAACGTTACATTCACACATTTCCTAACTACACTATGACCTAATCTTTCACATGTGTGCAAAATCATATCCTTTCTGCTTCTGAGGTATGACTTCGCTGTTGTGAAGCACTCGCTCACAAAGGATGCGGAAAACTCTTTTCTTCCTTCTGTAACCCTCTTTATTAAACCTTTTTCCGTAGCTATTGAGAATTGTTTCAAGTGCCACGTTAAAGAGGATTTTTCCAACAAGCTTAATGCGCGCCATTCCTGCTTTAAACGACTTATATAAATTTTTTCCATTTCAACATACAATAAGTCGTTTATATCTGAATAACCATTAGAAAGGAGCTGACTGTTCGAAACTTGTCTTTCAAGATATAACGTCAGCAGATCACTCGCAGGTACATATGATTGCATTGTCCTGGGACACTCTTTGAGCACATCTAGCAAATGACCAGCTGAATTGTTGATTATATCAAGTTGATCCACCAGAACATCACAGACAGCAACTTTCCTTGTGAGCTGCTCTAGTAGCACAAAAATCTTGCCCACACTTTGGTCCCTTTGGATCCACATCTCAATTGCCTTTTCGATGTGTCGCATCCTGTATAGGTGCATCAGGAGTGAAGGTGAAACCAAACCCATCAGCAAAATATACGGATCATTATTCAGGATTTTGATCATTCTTTTAGGCTTGAAGATGCTTGTAATGAGAGCTGTCTCGCATCTCATTCTTTGCTGTGGATCCCCTCCAACCCTGTAATGCTTCATCTCTCCAGTCAAATCATCGGCCGCGAAGTGAATTAATTGATTAATTGTCCCGGCCTTTAACACATGATACCCAGTGGTGAGAGATCCAAATGAATCAATCACATGCATTGTCTGACTCGCATGATCAACAAGGATGCGAGGTAATTCTGCATTTCTGGTTTCCGGATGGAACACTGTAAGAATATAAACCGCTGTTGCAAGATCATGCATTGTGGGCCATGTTCCCAACATAGGTATTATGACATCCCTGACCATCTTTGTGAAATCTTTAGCCTCTTTTTCATTGACATTAACAAGCATAGCCAAAAAGATATTCAAGTAACAATAGCCTTCTTTGGCAATGTACATCCTATCTTCATCAGTTTGTGGAAGATCAATGTATTTAGGATCTCCAGATGTACCAACCACGAGGTGTCTCTTAGTTGGACTCTTGAGTTCAGAATACATTGGTGTTCCATCATCCAAAGTTACACAACAGCATGGATATACAAAATTGCCATTTTGCTTTGCTACGCATGCTACTGTCAATGGTGCAGTTTCAACACTCTTTCCTTGTAGAGCTGCTCGCGCACGCTCCAAGCTCAAAGGAACTATCAGAGATCCAATTGCCAACTCTCTTTGCCCGTTAGGATTTCTCCTAATTCTATACTTACTATAACCTTCTGAAGGAATGACCTCGTCAAAGAAGTTCGAGAAAAATCTTTTTGAATGGTATCCTCTCTCACCCCATATGAAATTGCCGTTCTTATCCAATTGGTTGTCGCATAGTAAGCTTGGGTTCAGCAAAGCTTTTGAAGATCTCTTGTTCCTAAAAGACTTGAGTGGATCAATTTCAGTCAAACTCATGTGGTTCTTCCACCATTGTGTCATTTTCAACAGTTGAGACAGAGCTAGGTCTAGCTCTTCCTGAGTCACTGATGAGCCTTTCATGAGAGCTTTATTGATGTCTTGAATCTGTAGCACCACTGTACTTTTGTTGTTATGAGTCAATCTCGCTATTTCCATTGATGCTGTCAAGTTCAAGTTCTCACTTGTTGCTCTGCTGATTAATTTTTGCACCATGTTCAATCCAGTGATATCCTTGGATTCATCCAGAATTTTGTTTTGGCAACTGATGTTTGTGGCAATAAATTGTCTATATTCTTCCCAGCTTAAAGTTTGGATGTGCTGCCTACACTGTGCACAAGATAATTTTCTCACTGGGTATAGCATTTGGCTCATTAGTGCTGCAAACTGTCCACACTGTGCATTGTCATAATCCACACTACACTCATGTTGCTGAATGTGGGGAACAAGCTTGTTAAACTTGTCACGCCATCCAGTGAAAAATTGCATTTCAGGACCCTGAGAGTAGTGATGAATTGAGTGAATATCCTGTTGTTCATCCAGTGCATTCACTAGTCTTCCATTCAATCTTCCTCTAATGATCATGAAAGGCTGTTGAGTGTGGTCAAATGTAAAAGGCGATCTTTTGTCAAATACTAGTCCACTATCACCTGGCCTAATCTCTGCATCATTCAAACATCTATATGTGCCATGCGCACATAAAGCCGCTAAGCACTGACTATAGATGTTGATGTCCAGTTCCTTCCTCTTATATTTGCCACTCTCATGTGGCAAAGTGACCTTTGGGATCATTGAGTTACCTTTGCTCACATACCGAGCTGTGAGCCTTTTTGTTTTGCGACCAATGAATTCAACGGTCACGCCGTTGTTACGTACCACGCTCAGAACTTCGCGTAACACTCTTGTTGGTGACCCCACCTTCTTCTTAGTTGGAATGCGTGCTGGCTTTTTAAAGCTCCTATGCCAATATGGACTCCTGAAACCAACACTTCTCCCTCTTTGAGTACTTATCGGCTCCAGCACCTTGCCGATGTACTCCTTCTGGTCATAACTTCCTTGAAGGAAAGCCTCCTCCTCTTCTTGCCTCTTACGCGCCAATTCAGCGCGTTTCTCTGCTTGCTCGTACGAGCACAGCCTCAGCTGAACAGCTCCCTTACGTTGCTGTTTGATGGTGCTGTGTTGTTGAACAAACAACCTTCTCTGCAGCGCAGAATTCTGCTGCATTGCTTCATCCATCTTTTTGATAGCCAAGTTGTAGCTACCAATTTCCTTCTTACCAGCCAGTACTAGAGCACGGCTGACTTGCTTTGATGATGGCCCAGATTTCGCCATCATATCTTTGGTGACAATGTTGTTTGCAATCTTTGTCTGCACAGCAGTTTCACAAACATTGCTTCTAGGAGCTACAACTACCATTGGTTGCATTATTTCAGTGGCTATACATGGCACTGTCTTGATGATCTTTTTAATTTCAATCCTTGGAACCAGCTTGTACCCAAATGCACGCACTGAATATGCGTCTTCGCAAATATCACGTTCGTGTTCTTCCAAGTGATTCTTTGAATCACACTCACAATCGCAAAAGTGGCAGTGGTAGTGGCCATCCTCATCATCGTCACAAAAGCACAGGTTCCGCTTTCGTGCAGAGATTGGTTTTGGATTTATATAAACACGCTCTTGTGTTTCCACTTCTATGAGCTCTTCAACGTCCTTATAGTTACATTCATATCCAACGAGCGGTACAGTGATTGTGCCAATCATAATTGAAGCCATTTCAGATGATGGTTGGGAGGAAATGCTGAGTTGCTTAAAAATTTTTGTTAAACTTGAATCGTTCGTAAGTGAAAAGTAAAAGTTTTGATTGCGTTCGTATTCTTTGTTGCTTTATGAGTTGTTTTATTTT